CCCGCCGTGATCGGTTGTTTTTCCAGCCAGCGTGCCAGTTTGTCCAGCCAGCCCTTGATGTGGATGCGGTCAGTTTCCGACTGCGGTACGGCGCGATATACCACCCGAAACGCATAGTTGCATTTCTGGTACACACCGCCCATAATGTCGGTCGTTTCGCTGATCACCGTCGCCGCAGCGGACGGATAGATCCCGACGCCGGACTTGTCGCCCAGCTCGCCGAACCGGATTTCCCGCGCTCCAATGGCCGGGAAATCATTCAACAAGCCGCTCAGGATCGTTGAAAAATCTTTTGTGTCAACCATTTGATTCCCCCAGGATGATCCGTTTGCAGCCATCCGCCCATTCTTTTCCGTGTTCGTTTTGCGCGACTTCCGCCCAGTGCGGCACACCGGCCGCAAACCGCAGATCGCGGTCGGCTACAACTTTTACAGCGCCCTTGCGCGCCCACGGTGAACCGGTTTCCGGGTCGACCATGACCTTACCCATATACAGATACCGTGCATATGGGCCTGGGAACACAACCTGCCGGCCACCTTCTGCGACGTATGAACGCTGCTGCAGGCTGCCGGTTTTCAGCGGCATATACAGCTTGCTGTCCGCCAACACCTGCTGGCCGAGCCATTCCTGCGCTTTGGCGAATCGCGGGCCGTATTTGGCGAACCGGAGATTTACCCGGACGTGCCCTTTGACATAGCTGACGTCCTTATAGTGCTTGATGCCGCTCATGACGCTGTCACCTCGAAGTGCGCAATCAGCGGAAACCACGCGCAGGATGTGATGCGGTGGCACTCAGTGACTTTGCACAGCACATCGTATTCCGCCCAGTCGTGCTCGCCGCGGCAGAAATAGTCGCCGGGCTGAAACGCAATCAGGCCGCTGCGATCATCCGCCGCCTGATACACTTCCGGCGGCGCATAGGTCAACGCGCCGATGGACGCTTTCGGCACAAGCAGCAGCACATAGTGCCCCGGCACATCGCCGGTCGTACCTGGCGTCATAGCGGTTTTTGCTTCCACCTTGACGCCGGCCAGCACGTGCCGCACCCACGTATCAGCCTGACCGCGTGCGCCGCGCACACGGGAAAAAAGCGTGATCGTATCGCTATGCAGCAGCATCAGCACGTCACCCCCGCATACAGCACAAGGACACCATCTACGGCCACACCCGAAAGCCAGCGCCGCAGTACGTCGAACACCAGCGCGTCACGTGCCGCCGTAGTCTTCGCGGCGGTCGTGTAGCAGCTGTCGGCCGCCTTGTATGTGATCGATTCGCTGCCGGACGACACCGACGCCACAGGGCCGGCGGTTTTTACGCCGCCGACGTCTGCGGTTTCAGCCGCGCTGTCACGCGCCTGGTCAATGCGGTAAAGGCATTCGGCCAGTTCGCACGCGCAGTCCTGCAGCTTTTCGGCGTCGATCGTGGATTCCGGCAGCGTGCCGCCGAAGCGGTCGAACGTAAAGCGGTCGATCTCCCGCGACGCCGCACGCAGGTAGCGAGCAGCAGTCACCTCGTCGCGGAAAGGGGACAGATCGTCCCCGTACCGTTTTACGTATGTGTCAAAATCCGCGTACACCGTGATTCACCTGCCGTTCACGCGCTTGCGTAGGACTTCACGTGCACCTGCGCAGCGTCCAGCACACGCAGGGCGGCGTTTTCCTCGACCTGTGCCTTCGTACCGGCAAACAGCTCAGAATCGACCATACGGACGATGCTGAAGTTATCGCCGACGCCGAAAGCGCTCGGGTCATACATGATGAATTCCACCTTCGCGAGGTCCGCCGCCGTGACGCTGGCCTTCGTACCGCCGTGCGGATAGTAGGCAAGGTCAGCAGACGACGCGAAGCCGTTGACTTCGATCCAGGTAAAGCCCATGAAGCTTCCTACCTGGCCGCCGGCAGCGGCGGCGAGCAGCATTTCGTTGGACGTCGGGATATACTTCTCACCGGCGAACTCCAGCATCGTCGCGAAGAAGTCCGGGCTGCAAAGCACGATGGTGGGGTTGGCTTTCGCCTTGACCATGGCTTTGCGTTCGGCCAGTACCTGCGCCTTGAAGTTGGCCGCAGTGGTCTTCGTGGTGTTGGTGGACGCCGTACCCTCGGAAATCAGGCAGGCCAGCGCGCACTGGTTCTTTGCCTCCGCAACTTCGCGGGTGGCAAGGGCCAGATGCTCCTCGGCAATCGGGAACGCCACAGCAGCAGCCTGCACGCCGTAGATCTTCTTCGACGCCTGCAGGTTGTTGTTGAAAACGGCCTGAACCAGCGTGTCAGCGGCAGCGGTGTCCGTGAAGTCACGGCCAGGCGTGCCGACAGACGCGGCGGTGGAGGTCAGCTTGTGCCAGTAGCAGCCGCCGGCGCCGTCGACCATCACGTCCTGATAGGTCACGCCAGGCACAAGCCAGGTCTTATAAAACAGGTTGGGAAGAACAGTTGCCTTGTACTGTTCATCGACATACATGGATCCATACTGGATAGACATAGATCATCATTTCCTTTCGTAGTCTTAGCCCCTGAAAAACGGGTTGTTTTTGTATTTCTGGGCTACGTATTCTTTTGCGCCCCCCGCCGGCGGCACCATGCCGCTGTGATCGGACGAAAAGCGCGCCTTGCTGGCGGGATCGGCCACAAGGATGCCGGGGATCTCCTTGCCGTCCCGGTCGGTGACAAGGCCGGTAAACAGGTCGTCGATCGACTTGCCGCGCGCATCGTCAGACCCCAGTGCTGTCACCAGCTTGTCCGTGATGCTTTCGCGCGTGATGTCGTTGACGAAATGCTTTCCCGACAGGAACGTGTCCACCGTACTGCGCAGCTTCACGGCGGCAGCGTCCTTCTTGCGGTTGTCCCGCTCGGTCTGCAGGTCATTGGTCAGGGTCGTGATCTGACCCTTCAGCGCTGCGACATCCACGCCGTCAAAGGCGGCAAGCTTGCCCTGCACGTCTTTCAGCGATGTGTCCAGCGCGTCGTGGCGTTCCTGCAGCTTGGTGAATTCCGCCACGGTCTTGTAGTTTTCGGCGACGGCCTTGCGCAGATCCGCCGCTTTTCCTTCCGGGATCGTAATGCCGAAATCGGAAAGAATGGTCTCAATGTTCTTCATGCGTAATCCTCCTGAACGTGATTTTTAACAGCCCGTCGACTGTACGGATTGAGCCGGATGAACCACCGGCGGGGTCGTGATATGGCAAAGGGGCAGCCGGTTTCCCGTCCGCCCCTGCGTATCCTGATTTGATTTTGGGCATAAGAAAACCACCTTGCCGATTGGTAAGATGGTTTCTCTAATTATTATGTGAAATAATTTTCACGTTGGATTTATCTTGACGTTGTTTTTAAATATCCAGCTGGTCGCAGATCTGCGAAAGTGACTTACCACAAATAAACGGAATATTCATTGCATCGTCCACCGAATGTGCGTCCACTGCATATCCATCGTAGCAAAGCGCAATGTCCTCCCGGCTGAACGGGCAAATAGACCCGAATTTCCCTTGATATGCAAAATCAATGTCTTGGGTAAGATCATCAATCCAAGCCCTTAAATCCTTCGCGTTCACAGTATATCCGCGTTCTCCTTTCGTTCCTGATCGGTGAGCTCACGCGTCGCTCTGGTCTGGCGCCTGTCGTCATCCCAGGTAATGTCGTGCGCGTGCTCTCCTTTGGCTCCGTATGGATGCCTTTTCGGATTCCCGTGCGGCCCATTACTGATCTGCCTGCATTGCCAACCATCCGCATCAAAAAATGTTCTGTCGCGTTGTTTGCCGCCCATAGAAGCGGTATCAACAACTGCATAAGAACGATACTGCCCGGGAACGTGTGGTTTGGCTTTTGAAGTCCAGTCATCAGTTACAACTATCGTTCCGTCTTTATTATAGTGATATTTCTTGTATTTATCAAGTTCTTTACGTACCGCCGCAGATGCGGTTGACGCCGCCGAGCGATCCCAGCCCGCAACGGCCAGCCGATCGTGGTACAGTTTCAGGTCGTTATCGGTGCAGAACTTCGTGTAGGCCGCGTTCTGATCCTGCAGGCGCTTGGCGGACTGCGTGTATTTCTCCTGCAGCTTTGCCTTGGCCGCCGGATCTTCGCAGCTTTTCACGGCTGTATGCAGCGCCGTGCACTTGCGCTTCTGCGCCCGGATGCGGCGTTCCATCGCGCGCTGCGTCTGCGACAGCTCATAGGCGCGCCGGTTGGCTTCGGTATCGATCGGCTTGTTATTGTTCCGGCTAACGCCAGGGAGGAACGGTGTGAAGGAATGGCGGCAGTTATAGCCGCAAAGGCCCAGCGGATTTTCCGGGTAGCCGGTCGCATCCAGCAGGTTATCAAACTGCGCGTCCTTGCCGTCGATGCAGTACACCTTGCCCTGCCAGCCGGCATGATCGGCGACCGGGTCGGTATCAGATACACGCGCGCCCAGATGCTGCGACACAAGCACATGATTCCAGCCCATGTCTTTGCACTGCTGGATCGTCATGTTACCGGATGACTGCGCCACGCCCGTGCGGATGCAGCGCAGCACCGCCACTTCCAGCGTGTCCTTGTGGCCGGACGGGTACCGAACGGTCGGCTGAAACTGCCCAAGCGCCTTCACGCCTTCCAGCATGGCAGCGGTGTAGGACTGCGCGCCGGTGCGTACTTTCCAGTATGCATCGTCGCAGATGTCGATAAACGCCTGATTGGTCGCGCCGGCCGTTGTGCGCGTGATGTTGGATATTTCACCGACCGTGCGTTCATAGGCGTCTGTAATGATCGCCATCATGCGGGGCGACAGGCCGGAAAACGTCACAGCGGCAGCTTCGGCGTCTGCCTTTGCCGCCTGAATACCGCTGTCCTTGAAGATCTTCGCGATTTCCTGCTGCGATTTGCCGGTGCTTTTGGCCAACGCCTTCTGGATTTCGTCCAGATTCCCGCCGGCCTGTTTCAGCACCCACGCCTGCCATTCATCCGTGCCGGTCAGCAGCTTTTCTTCGCCGTGGCCGAAGCGGATCATGAAGCGCTCGATCATGTCGCGGGCAATCCATTCCGTCAGGCCATCCAGCAACGGCAGCAGAGTTTCGCCGATCTCCTGAAACTGTTCCGGGGTGATCATTCGGTATCAGGGAACAGCCCCGGCTTTGCTGTGTTGGCTTCGGCGTAGGCCGCTTTTGCGTCGTCTTCGCTGAAGCCTTCAAAGCGCACCAGATACATCCACCACGGCAAAACGCCGAGCTGGCAAAGGCTTTTTGTGTTCTGCCGGTCCTCTTCGTAGCTATACGTTATGTCGCCGAAATTGTACGCCACGGTATACGTGCCATAGGGCGCCAGATCGTAGATATCAGCATAGTCGTTCAACGCCTGAATCAGGTCATCCACAGCTGCCTGAATGCGGTCGCGGATGTCCTTGATGCGCTGGATGGTGCGGCGGTCATCAGCTTCCACCTGCGTTGCGGTGGCAAGGCCCTGCTTTTCGTTATAGCTAAAATAGCCTTCCGAAAAGCCGCACTTGGTCGACAAGCTTTGCAGCAGCATATTGATGCCGGTCTGGCGTTCGCCGGTTTTCAGCTTGCGATCGATTTCCTGATAGAAACTTTCGGCCGCCGAGCCGGCAACGTTTTGCACATAGCGCGGCAGCCGCACGGAAACATTCTTCCGCCCGGGCTCACGCAGCAGACGGTCATCCACAAGGGCGATCGACCGGGAATCCTGAATTTCGTCCACCATCGCCGACCATGCAACGTCCAGCCCCCGCAGCTCTGGCAGGGCGTTGGCGTAGATAGACATACCGCATGCGCCGCCGTCAATGTTGTTGGCGTCCGGCATGGTGCACACGGCAAACAGCGGCGCGGTATCATCCAGCACGGCGTCCGGCAGGATGCCTACCCAATCCGGCACTTCGTCCAGATTCGCACGGGATGCCGATGCTTTGCCCTTCGCCAGCCGGAACGCGCGGTTGGAAACCACATAATGCATCCCGTCGTAGCGGTGATATTCGGCCTTGACATAGTAATAATCCGGCGTCGCCTTCGTGTCGTACAGCACAACGCCCGTCACGCGCTTTCGGTTATCCACAGCGGTGATCGTAAATTCCGGCGGCGTGTACAGACCGATGCTGTCCGGCGTTGGTTTCAGCAAAAACATGCCAGCAGCGCAGCCCACGTCCACCATGTCACGCAGGAACGGAATCAGTTCTTCGTTCAGCCGTTCCTGCAGCCAATCCGCGCGGGCCGAGCCGGACAGTTCGACGCTGACACCCATCGTCGCAAGGCGCGCAGCTTCGCCGGTCACGGCCTTTGCAAAATTGATGGTGCGATCCTGATCGTTTGCCCACGGCGGGGTGCCCGTCCAGATCTGCATCCACAGGTCTTCCGCTTCGCGCATTTCCGGCGTTACCAGCGGCGCAATGCGGAATTCTTCGCGGATCTGCTTTTTCACGCTGTCCAGCGGGATATTGATTTTCACAGGCAGCCAACCTCCTTGAACACTTCGCACATTTTCGGAAACTGCGAAGCAATCCAGTCCACGTATGTTTCGTCATGGCCGTATTCCGGATGCGTAAAGTTTTCGGACAGCCCGCTTTCAAACAGAAATGCATGAATGATTTCATGACGCATAACTTTTTTCTGATAGACGCTATAGTCTTTTAGGTCGCAGTCTTTGGCCTTTTTTGAAATAACAATGGTCTTTACCGTTTTGTCGCAGTAACCATCGCATTTTTCAAGCATTGCATCTTCGGCCGCCGCGGCTTCAATGATTTCATATTCCGTCCCCAAAATATTTACAGTCATGCACTTGCCCCCCTGCGCATCGTCAGCGGTTCCAGTGCGTACCGCGTGGCGTCGATGCTATGGTTATTCACGTCCGGGTATCCGGTGACGACGTTGCCGTCTCTGTCCCGCTCGTATTCGTATTCTGAAAATTCTTTCGCTGCATTCGGGCAGCGCACCGGGTCGATGATGATGCGCCGGCGCTGCAGCCACTTCATGCCGTGTTCGATCGACCCCGGGCCTTTAACGGCACCTGTGACGGGTAGGCCCATTTCGCGGTGATCGTTGACGCTTTTCGGTTCGGCCGAATCGGCCGTGATGGTGTAATCGTCATAGCCGTGTTCGATGATCCAACGCGCCGTCTGTTCGTTCGATTCCTTGTTGACGTAGTGTTCTGCGAAGATATACACCGCCTCGCGGTCGCTGTCGTAGTAGCAGCGAATGAAGCAGTACGGATCGGGATACCAGCCCCAGTCCTCGCCCTGAAAGATGCGGTCAAAATGCGAAATTTCTTCGTCTGTGATTTCCCTCAGTTCCAGATAGTCAAAGACACTGCCGCCGTCACCGTTGGCCACGCCTTCATATTCGTGCTCATACGCCGCTGGGTTGACCTCTTTCAGGTGTTCCGCGTCGGCGATAAACTTCGCGCCCAGCCATTCCGGCGGCGCTTCCGTGTAGCTGGAATGATGAAAAACGCGCCCCGGATCCGGGACAAGCCGCTCCTTGTTGACCCAGCTGGATTTACTTTTCGGCGGGTTATAGGACGAAAAGTCGTAAGAATCCGCGCCGCCACGCAGCACGGACTGGTTGATAGATCGTTCTTCTTCCGGCCCGCAAAGCTGGTCTTTTTCTTCCTTCCACAGGATGCCAATATAGCCAAACGGCGGCTTGATGGATTTCAGTTTCAGCGGGTCGTCACAGCCTCGAAAATAAATCGTCTGGCCGGTTTCTTTCAGCACGATTTCCAGCGGCGAAAGCTTGCAGTTGAACTCATCGTATAGCCCCAGTTCATTGATCGCCCATTTCATCTGGGCATACACGCTGTCCTTCAGGGTGTTGCCCATCTTGCGGATGATACAGGCGTGCATCGTCGGGTTGTTTTTCAGCAGCTCGACGATTTTCAGGGATATATATGACGATTTCAGGCCGCCGCGGCCGCCTTCAAAGACATACGTCATGTTCGGCTGAATGCGCCGGTTGATGTCCACAAACGCCCGGCCAATGACGCGCGCAGGCAGCTCATAGTGCGCAGATGCACGCGCCGCCGCCTTTGTTTCCTGCTCTTCCTTGATGCGCAGCGACTTCTCCAAATCGCCCGCCGCACGGAGGCGGTCAGCGATGGAGGTTTCAATGCCGAACTGGTCTTTTTCCTGCCCACGCATGATCGCCGTGCGCAGCTCCTGGATCTCTTTCAGGGATGCCGTGCGCTCGGATTCGATTTTTTCCTGCCGCCGCGCTATATAGATTTTTATGTCAGGTTTTGTCAGGTTTTCCGCTCCGATGGATTTGGCGGTTTTCGCCGAGTATCCCGCCCGGCGCGCCGCCTCGGTCGCATTGCCCAATTCGATGTAAAAATCCGCAAAAGCGCGCTGCTTTGGCGTGAGATTCATGGGATCACCCGCTATAGATTTTCGCCAGCGTTTTTACGACATCCGCCATGCTGTAAGTCTCCAGTACGCGCGTGCTGATATGCTTCCCGGTTTCATCGGTTTCTGCCTTTTCCAGCACGTATTTTGTTACCATCCGGCCAAGCCGCTCGGAGTAGTGCTGTAACTGATTGACTTTGTAATGCTCGCCGCGCTGGTTCAGCGCCGCCTGCAGTTTGTAGGTAAGTTGTTTCAGATTCATAACCGCACCAGAATGCACAAAGCACCGAACCCGAAACCGGGCCGGTGCTTTGCTTTGTTGAGAGACATGAGAAAACCAGAGTTGACAGAGACAAGAGAAAAAGCCATGCGTACATTCTGCAAAAAGGATCAAAGGAAGAGAGGTATATCACAAAGTGACTTGCGGTGCTGGTCTCTCTCGCAATCCCGCGATATCACTTTAACACAGATTCCCGTGAAAATGTTCCCGATTTTTTCCCACGTTACGCTCACGTCTCTGTGAGGCCGTACATTGTGATTGTAAAATTCCGCAGTGCGCAATCCTTCCAACGGTAAGCGGTCGTTTTCTCGATGGCCAATTCCCGGCACAGCCGCTCGACGCCGCCGATACACGGCGTGATGTAAAAACGCTGCAGCACACAGCGGTCCCGCTCAGAGAGCTGATTCAAGGCACGATCCACGCGGCGTACACGGTTCTCGGTCAAGCGCTGCGCCTCTTCCAGCCGCTCACGTTTCAGGATGTTGTTGACGAGCGCATCGTCCCTGCCGTTTGAGCCACCGGCGACCGGGCTGCCATCCGCCGATGCACTGCGGATACTCGTGATCTCCGTTGCCAAGTCAGCGATCTGATCTCTGATGTTTTCAATTGCCGCCTTTCGGTTCGTGTAGTTTCGCAGCTCATCAGCCGCCTCCCGTTTCCAGTCCAACATCCTCACCTCCTTTGTCAGTCATCCCAAGCAACCCATCTTGTCGATGCAAGTGCCCGCCACGCCTTTGTAATTCATCATTTCACACCGCCTCGCTCCCCGGGACGATGCGATCCCAGCACTCTGTGCATATCTGCGGCACGCTTTTCTTTGTATTCCAGTTCTTCTCGCACAGACATTCAGTACCGTTTCCCGGCTCATATCCGTATTCATCCGGGCATCCCGCACACCCGCCGATGAAGCGTGCATCCACCTTGTCCGGATGCTCCAGCACCAACAGCTCGCGGAATGTGCAGCCGTGCGACTTCCTTACAAGCATATCTACCCGAAAATTGTCCCAGTCTGCCGTCGGCACGCCGACATAGTCGCACCACGCGCGTTCCAGCTTCGCGCCGGCGGATTCCACCCAGTCCGGCAGGAACACAACGTAGTCCACCGCCTCCATCTCGGCGAAACAGATGCGCATATAGTCCAGCTTGGCCAGCCCCTCCGGCGCTGTGGCCGGATTGATGACCGTCGCGCCCAGCCGCTCAAGTTGTGCAGCCGCTCGGGCGAATTTCCCCTTATAATCCGGATCACCGGCGATTTTCCCTGATATATAGATCTTCATGGTTGCCCTCCTTTCAGAGCACCGGGCGAGTTCCCCCGCCCAGTGTGCTATCGAATCACTGCATGATGACGACCTTGCCCTGTTCAATCAGGTCTTTCAGGCCGCGCTCGAAATACTCAGCGATGTTGCGTTTCGCTTCCAGACGCCAGATGCCGCCATCCGCCTCGAAAAAGGCGATGCCTTTCTCGCTGTCCACGCGCAGGAGGAATTCGCTTTCCGGCTGCGCGACCTCAAGGAACGTGCGGAACGGCTGCAGTTTGATCCGCGGGCGCACATTAACGACTGCGTTGAGCGCAACGCCCTGCCGCGCCGTCACGGCCTGCGTGACACCATTATCGTTGGTAGACACTGTGTTCTCATCGGACATACGGCTGAGTAGATCCAGCAGATACTCCGTGCCTTCGTTCGGGATGAACAGACTGCGCAGCTCGATCAGCGCAGTTTCTCGGTCACGCCAGCCAGTGCGCATGCCCGGCGCGTCCGCCTGCGCACGATACAGGACATTGCGGGAGAAGTCCGGCAGATACGTCGTCATTACTTCGACCTTGTTATAATCCCGGACATGTACCATGATGGTCGTCCCAACCTTTGCGATCTCGGTGCGCACCAGCTTGCAGACAGCATCCAGACCGCTGACGCTGACGGAATCGGGACGATCCACATGCGGCGGGATCCGCGTAAGATTGGCGTCGGAATAGGTCTGCCCATCAATTTCGAAGATTTTGGTTTCTTTCAGGCTCACGATTTTGTCGATCATTTCTGCGAACATTGTCATATCCTCCTTCGTTATTCGGCTGCCTGCTGGCTGTTCTGCAGCAGATTCAGAATTTTCGGTGCTTCCTGTTCATGCCCGTCCATGCGCATCTGGCCGGGGAGCTGCGGCACCATTTCGGCAACGACCATTTCCCCGTTGCCATCAGTGGTAACGCAAAGCGACGTTGCGACCGGATTGGTCGCCGCGAGCGTGGCCTTGGCAACAACATTCACGCGGATCTGCCGGCGGTCATCGTCCGGTGTCAGCTCGATCGTCAGCGTGATCTTGCGCTTTGCGGTTGCTTTGGTGTTGACGTCAAGGATGTTGTCAACACAGCGCTGCATCTCATAGTCCACGCGCTCTTGGAATGCACCCTGCGCCATCTGCAGGATGCTCGCTCTTTGGGTCTCGTGATTCATGGTTGTCCTCCTTATCCGATCAATGTCGGTATTTCATAATTGCACCAGAGCACTTCCGTGCGCCTGCTGCCATTCTGGTTATAGGCCTTCCGCTCGATGATGTTCCAGCCGCTCAGTTCGCTGTCATACATAGGTGAGTGATACCCGGACAGGATAACCGGCCCCGGGTGTGCTTTCAGCGCTGCCAGCAATGCCTCGTGGTCTGCGTCTGTCATTTCGTGCCGATACTGCTTTCCGCTGCGCGTTTCAAGCAAATACGGCGGATCTGCATAGATCAGCACGTTCACGTGCCGGAAACGCCGAATCAGCTCCAGCGCCGGGCGATTCTCTATCTGTACTTCTTTCAGCCGCTCGGCCGCGGCCCGTATGTTCTCGGGCATATCGTTCCAGCAGTTCAGGCAGTAACTGCGCTCACGCGCATAAACGTCGATTTTGAATCCGGTCTTTTGATACGTCTTGAAGCCGTGCCCCATCCTGCTACGGATGCAGAACCGCACCGCGCGGTCGAAGTCTGTTTCTCCGCGATTCTCGTGCGCATCATCAAAGACTGCGCGCGCATATGGCGTCAAGTCGATTTCCCGGGCAAGCCGCTCGGGCTCTGCGCGCAGAACGCGGAAGAAATTCACGATATCCCCGTCGATGTCGTTCACGGTCTCGATCGCCGATCGCGGTTTGTTGAACAGTACGGCCAAAGAACCGGCGAACGGCTCCAAATAGGATCTGTGCGGCGGCATAATTTGCACGATTTCCTGTGCCATGCCCCACTTTGCGCCGGGGTAGTTCAAAAGTGCATTCACTGATTCGCCCCCATCACATGGCCACCGCATCAGCGAGTGCGGCCATCGTCTCAATTTTCCCGGGCATGGCATACTCCGGGAGGTTTGCTGCCACAACGGCCGCAGCCATCGGCGGGCAGACGGCATTGCCGCATCTGGCTACTTGCTGTGTCTTCGGGTAA